GTGCAACTACAGGTTGTACTTGGCGGCTCGCGGGCCCACCCTCCCCACCCACCACCGAAACAACACGACCTTACTTGCTTGCTATACGTGCAGCAAAGCTACACGTTACGCTTCACAAGGAAAGGTAGCGCAAGACTCAGCTGTCTACGACAGCTTCGCTGCGCTCACATGGTACCGATAGAGGTACCATGTCGATTTGGAAAATCGAGATATTGCAGATAAGCAATCACCTATATAGTCTAGGGTACCTAGACTATATACCTATATAGTCAGTTTTGTATGGTCAAATCCTTTAAAATCATTATAAGTCTAAAATAAACATGTAAAAAAATTTTAAAAAAAATTTTTCAAATGCCAAAACAATACACTTTAGAAGACTTGGATAAACTGCCCGTAGATGTACGGGAAAAAGCTATTAAATTATTAAATGGAATAGCTGAAGAAGATAAGAAAGAAAAAGCTCAAGAAAGTTTTTTAAATTTTACAAAACACATATGGCCTGAATTTATTGAAGGTGAGCATCATAAAATTATTGCAGACAAATTTGATAAGTTAGCTAAAGGTGAGATTAAAAGATTAATCGTAAATATGCCACCTAGACATACAAAGTCTGAGTTTGCATCTACGTTATTACCTGCTTGGATGATTGGCAGAGAACCTAAGTTAAAAATTATTCAAACAACTCACACAGGAGAACTTGCAGTTCGTTTTGGTCGTAAGGCTAAAACATTAATTGATTCTCCAGAATACCAAGAAATATTTCAAACAAGATTAAGAGAAGACAGCCAAGCCGCTGGTAGGTGGGAAACAGCACAAGGTGGCGAGTATTTTGCAGCTGGAGTTGGTGGAGCAATCACCGGACGGGGTGCTGACTTATTAATAATTGACGATCCACACTCGGAGCAAGACGCTATGAATATGTCTGCTTTGGAGAGAGCATATGAATGGTACACATCAGGACCAAGACAACGTTTACAACCAGGAGGGAAGATTGTTTGTGTAATGACAAGATGGAATACAAAAGATCTAACTGGAATTTTATTGAAGAATCAATCTGAACCTAAATCAGATCAATGGGACCTTGTAGAGTTTCCGGCAATTTTGCCGAGTGGTAAACCTGTATGGCCGGAATATTGGAAGCTAGATGAACTGGAAACAGTCAAGGCTTCTTTATCACTCGGTAAGTGGAATGCACAGTGGATGCAAAATCCAACGTCTGAAGAAGGCGCAATTCTAAAACGAGAATGGTGGAAGGATTGGGATAAAGAACATATGCCAAGATTAGAACATGTTATTCAAAGTTATGATACCGCTTTTATGAAAAAAGAAACTGCCGACTTTAGTGCAATAACCACTTGGGGAATATTTCGTGAAACTGAAGAAGGTCCCCCACAAATGTTGTTATTAGATTCTATAAAAGAAAGATATGAGTTTCCAGAGCTACGCCGTGTTGCAAAAGAGCAATATGATTACTGGCAGCCAGAGACTGTATTAGTTGAGGCAAAAGCATCTGGGCTTCCATTAACTTACGAGCTTCGTAATATGGGAATACCAGTTGTAAATTTCACACCATCACGAGGTAATGATAAACACACTAGAGTTAATTCTGTTGCACCTTTATTTGAAAGTGGTAATATATGGGCACCTTTGAGTAAACAGTTTGCGCAAGAAGTAGTTGAAGAGTGCGCTGCGTTTCCTTATGGCGATCATGATGACTTGGTGGATAGTACCACGCAAGCTGTAATGCGTTTTAGACAAGGTGGTTTATTAGAACACCCTGAAGATTATGAGGATGAAAAACGTCCTTCAAAAACATATAAATATTATTGGTAACAAATTATGGCAATAGACGATACACCTTTAGCAATAGATGACAGAGAAAAAACAATAGCCTTTGATTTATTTCAAAGACTAAAAGATATTGAAGAGCAATACACGGGAGAAAGAATTGTAGGAGACCCTAGTTCCCTGACACCGGATTCAAGCGACAAGCAACCAGCGATTAAGGTTGCTGATGCAACAACAGAAATGGATCAAGCACCAGATAGTTTTTTAAGACCAAGAAGATACGACATAATAGAAGCAAAAGAACTTCCAGCAGAAACGTTAGATGATTTCGATATAAATTTTAGAAAGCCTAATGCAGCAGGTGGTATTGCTAGTTTAAAAATTTAATGAAGAAATTAACAACTACTACACCCCCTAAATCAGGGCCTAATCCTAAAGGCTTGAATATTAATTATAATACTGTTAAGACAGTGAAACAGGAGAAAATAAATGGCAGAAATAGACAAGGTTTTACCCAACGTAGAACAAACTATAAAAATACCTAGTCAAGAAGAAATTGAAATTGATGTTGCAGAAGATCAAGAAAAAAAACAATCAGCTAATCCTGTTGATGTTCAAGAAAATGATGATGGATCTGTCGACGTAAATTTTCAACCAGGTTTAGTAAATCCAGGTGAAGATGAAGGCCATTTTGCAAATCTTGCAGATTTATTAGATGATTCTATTTTAAGTCCACTAGGTCATGAGTTATATGACAACTACAGTGATTATAAAAATTCAAGAAAAGATTGGGAAAAAGCTTACAGAGAAGGTTTAGAACTTCTAGGTTTTAAATATGAACAAAGCACAGAACCTTTTAAAGGGGCATCTGGTGCAACTCACCCAGTACTAGCGGAAGCAGTTACACAATTTCAAGCGCAAGCTTATAAAGAATTACTACCAGCAGGAGGACCTGTAAGAACTCAAATGGTCGGCATGCCAACGCCAGAAAAAGAACAACAAGCTATTCGTGTTAAAGATTATTTAAATTATCAGATTATGACTGAGATGAAAGAGTATGAAGCTGAGTTTGATCAGATGTTATTCTATTTACCTTTATCCGGATCTGCTTTTAAAAAAGTTTATTACGATGATATACATCAAAGAACTGTTTCAAAATTTGTACCTGCAGATGATTTAATTGTACCTTACACTGCAACATCTTTAGATGATGCAGAATCAATTATTCATGTTGTTAAGATGTCAGAGAATGATTTACGTAAACAACAAGTTGCCGGATTTTATAGAGATATAGAATTAACTCCAGGTCAGGATCATGAAAGTGAAACTGAAAAAAAAGAACGTGAATTAGAAGGTAGAACAAAAGGTAGAGATCAAAAATTATTTACACTTTTAGAATGCCATGTAGATTTAGATTTATTAGGCTTTGAAGATATGAGTCCTGAACAAGAACCGACAGGAATTAAATTACCTTACATTGTAACTATTGAAGAAGCATCAAAAGAAGTTTTATCTATAAGACGAAACTATGAAATTGGTGATAAGATGAAAGCAAAGATACAATACTTTGTTCACTTTAAATTTTTACCGGGTCTAGGTTTTTATGGTTTTGGATTAATACACATGATTGGTGGATTAAGTAGAACGGCAACAATGGCTTTAAGATCATTATTGGATGCAGGAACTTTATCTAATATGCCTGCAGGATTTAAAATGCGTGGTATTAGAATTAAAGATGAGGCACAACCAATTCAACCTGGAGAGTTTAAAGATGTAGATGCACCGGGTGGAAGTATTAGAGATGCTTTTATGCCTTTACCATTTAAAGAACCATCAGCTACATTATTTAATTTAATGGGTAATGTTGTTCAAGCAGGTCAAAGATTTGCAGCTATTGCTGACACACAAGTTGGTGATGGTAATCAAGGAGCTGCTGTTGGTACAACCGTTGCACTTCTTGAACGTGGTTCTCGTGTTATGTCTGCAGTTCACAAAAGATTATATGCTGCAATGAAACAAGAATTTACTTTAATGGCTAGAGTATGTAAATTATATTTACCTCCTGTATATCCTTATGATGTTGTCGGCGGACAAAAACAAATTAAACAAACAGACTTTGACGATAAAATAGATATACTACCAGTTGCAGATCCAAACATATTTTCTCAAACACAAAGAATATCACTTGCTCAAACACAAATGCAATTAGCAGCTTCTAACCCACAAATTCATAATCAGTATGAAGTCTTTAGAAACATGTATGAAGCACTAGGTGCAAAAGATGTAGATTTAATTTTAAAAAAACCAGAAAAACCTATTCCAAAAGATCCGGCATTAGAACATATTGATGCATTATCTGGAAAACCTTTTCAAGCATTTCCTGGACAAGATCATAGAGCACACATGACAGCTCATTTAAATTTTATGGCAACGTCAATGGTAAAAAATGCACCCATGATAAGCGCTGCTATACATAAAAACTGTCTAGAACATATTTCTTTAATGGGACAAGAACAAATTGAACTAGAATTTAGAGAAGAGTTAGGACAATTACAACAAATGATTCAAATGATGCAAAATCCACAGGCAATGCAACAAAACCCCAACATGCAAAATCAAATTCAAATGCTACAACAAAAAATTGAAGCAAGAAAAGCAATTTTAATTGCAGAATTAACAGAAGATTTTATGAATGAAGAAAAGAAAATTAATGGAGACTATGGAAATGATCCAATTGCACAATTAAGAGCAAGAGAATTAGATTTACAAGCTCAAGAAAACCAAAGAAGAGAAACAGAAGGTCAAGAAAGATTAAATCTTGATAAAATGAAGGCAATGATGAGTGATCAGAACCAAGATCAGAAATTAGAACAGAATGAACAACTTGCAAACTTACGTGCAGAGACTTCTATTGAAAAAACATTGCTTCAAAGTGCATTAAAAGATGATAAAACTCCAAATTCAGTATCTATTATAAGAAAGGGTAATTAATATGTGGTTAGGTGCAATTAAATTAGCTTTAAACGCTGGAACACACATTTATAAGAAAAAACAAGAAACAAAAATGCTTATGGCTGATGCACAAGCACAACATGCATCTAAAATGGCCAAAGGGGAGTTAGAATTTTCTGGTAAATTGCTAGAAGCCCGTCAATCAGACTGGAAAGACGAATTCGTGTTGATCGTACTAACGCTTCCGATTTTAGTTATAGCATATGGGGTGTTTTCGGACGATCCAGGGGCATCTGCCAAGATAAAAGAGTTCTTTGAACAATTCCAACAGCTTCCTTCATGGTTTACAAATTTGTGGATTCTTGTTGTAGCGAGTATATATGGTATAAAGGGAACACAAATATTTAAAAACGGAGGGAAAAAATAATGCCAGGAAAAGAAATAAAAGGAAGAAGTAAAAGAGCAATGTATAAAGATGGTTCTTTAAAACCAATACCAGCAGATAATAAAGGTCTACCAAATTTACCTAAAACAGTAAGAGCTGAAATGGGTTATATGAAAGATGGCGGTATGGCTAAAGATAAAAGATCACCTTTCATGGGTGGTGGTATAGCTTACGCTGGTGGCGGAAGAGCTATGAAAAGAAAAGGCGGAAAAGTATAATGAGTAAATTATACAATGGTAGAGTTAAAAGAGCCGGCGGTGGACCAGGTCTATATGCAAATATAGCAGCTAAAAAAGCTAGAATCAAATCAGGATCAGGAGAAACTATGAGATCACCAGGATCTAAAGGCGCACCTACTAAAGCCAACTTTGAAAGAGCAAAACAAACAGCAACAACGTAATGGCTAAACTTTGTCCAAAAGGAAAAGCAGCAGCAAAAAGAAAGTTTAAGGTTTATCCTTCAGCTTATGCAAATATGTATGCATCAGGAGTTTGTTCTGGAAAAATTACACCAGGTGGTCGTAAGAAAGCAGCGAATGGCGGACTGATGGCTGGCCTAGCAAGAAGAAAAAGAATAGGCTGTGCATAATGGCAGAAAAAGGTCTACGTGCATGGGTCAAAGAAAATTGGATAGACATAGCCAATAAAAAGAAAGATGGTTCTTATCCAAAATGTGGAAGAAGCGGTGGAGAGAAAAGAAAAAATTATCCCAAATGTGTGCCAGCAGCAAAAGCAAGAGGAATGAGTAAAGGACAAAAACGAGGCGCTGTTGCAAGAAAACAAGCTGTAAGCAATACTGGTCCTAAACCAGCTAGAGCAGCAACATTTTCAAAAAGAAAAACAGCAATGGATGGTGGTTATATTGGTGGCAGTATTAAAAGTAATTATGATGGTAAAATTTTATCAAATCCATCTTATGTAAAATATTATA